CGATTCAAGTGGTTTGACCAACCTTATATTACGAACGATTGGCTTCAAGAACTAAAAGAGAATCTGAAAACAGATGGGTTCTTTCCACTTTACAATTTTGAATCAAAGGTTGTTGGAACTACAGCCCGTGTTGTATTCAGTGCGACCACAGACACAGCCTATCTTGTAGATTCAGTTGGTGGAGAACAACAATGACACTTGATGAAGCAAAGAAGATCCTAATTCAAGAAGGATACACATTAAAGAACGACAAAGAGATTGGAGAGGCGAAGAGAACATTGGCAGCGTATGGATGGACTTACGAGAAGGAGACCAAGACTACGTTCCGCCATAGAACTGGTTCACTCGGCCAATATAGTAGATACGACCAAGCTCCTGTTCAAGCAGCAGCACAAGAAGCAGTCACATATCGCACCCTCGGGACACATTCCTTATAACTATGTGGGACTATAATGGGCGGTAATACCTTTCCTAAACCACTTCCAGATTATTGGAAATGCCCTGGATGTTCTGGTGTGATTGAATCACCACCAAGAATATGGCACGCTGCGTGTTTACAAAAGCATAAAGAAGTTGTTGTTGAAGATGATGATAAAGGAGGTGAGATTAGATGATTGAATTATTACCATTATTTTTTCCAATGGAAACCATCCTCCGTAAATCCAAGGCAAAATTGGCTCAAGAGGTAGAACATCAGGAACACAAATCGTTCCAGGAGGACTGTTGTATTTGTGTTGAGGAAGCATTCAATGCCAATTTGGATAAGGACAAAGATGCCACCATTTGAAGAACCAAACACCACCCTCTTTCAAATGTCGAAACTGAATTTAAAAGATGATCCATTCATTGACGAGCAAGATGAGATTGAATGGGTAAACGGAAAGTTAGATTCAATGCTCTACTATATGACTAAAGAGCCAAAGGACAATTTACTTTGGTTAAAATTCCAACTAAGATTGATTTATAGAGGATTGGTCACTTTTGTTTGAAGGATGGGTCCTTTCTTATGATCGAGAATTAAATGAAAACACCAAAATATAAATGCAACTTGTGTGGTAAACGAAAGCCAACAACAGAGTTCTATGCATTGCACAAAACACAATGCAAGAAGTGCTATAAGGCTAAACAACAAGCCTACTACGATAGTATGAGCGATGCTGAATACAAAGCACACCTCGATAAGAATGTCAAATCACATACGGAACGTTATCACAACGATCCTGAATACAGGGCGAAACATTTGGAACGAACATATGCTACGTATCTAAAGAAGCGTAATACTGAAGAATACAGAAAGAAGCGTCGAGAATACGCACGGCGCCGATATCAAAATGATCCAGAACACCGTGCGAAGACTTTAGCTAACTTAAAGACTTATAGAGAAAGACTTAAGGCAAAGAAACCGTTGGCAAAATGATCGTTGGATCACCATTTGTCAAAATCGGTGTATTGTTCACCGAATCCAACATTACTGCTGTCAAAATTCTCCAACTTGCTTTTGTAAGCTGTTGAATTAATGTGGCTTCACTTGTTGTTTCATAAACCCCGATCTGTGGACCAGTCGTTCGAAACGTACCGTTGCTGTTTATCTTTTCAACTGCAACAACATACTTAACAAGAGGGCCAGTGGATGAATTTAAGTATGAAGACCCACGGATTTTTGGATCGCGGTTTGTTTTTGTGTTATCTACTTGAACTGTGTTATGATTCACACCAGTCGTAGCAACCTTTGTTGGTTCAACAGCTGCCCAATTAGCATTTGCGTTGTTGATTTGCTGGTCAAGCATCTTCTTATCGGAATGTGTTACATTTTCAAGTGTAGCTTCATTACGAACGTATTTTTCGGCTTGTGATAGGTTATCGTAGGCAATTTTATCACTTGGTGATAATGCTTCGTAGGCATTTCCAATTGCTCTTTTCTTTTCTGCGTCTGTTAGATATATCATTATGGTCTCCTCTTATTATGGTATAACGAGGATATTTATCCGAAGTATAACCCTATTAGGATAATCGTTGGTTCGTTACCGCATATAGTAGCCATTCATATATACATTCATATGAACAACACAGCCTATTGGCAATCGTATCGCAAAAAGAACAAGACGAAGCTGAATGCTTACTGGAAACAATACCAGAAGGAATACAGACGGCTTCATCGTGAACAGGTAAATGCTATTCACAAAAAATATAGAGACCGCAAAAAGGAGAGAGAAAATGGAAACACAAGCACAAACAGCATCAGCACAGCAAGCATTACAACCAACAAAGTTTAAGTTTGAATTGGATATCGAAGAAATCAATGCGATTCTACTTTCGTTGGCAAAGAAGCCATTTGAAGAAGTCGCTACATTGATCACAAAGATTCATACTGCTGTTAAGGAACAACACGAAGCAAGCCAGAAATGATTGAATACGAGATTACCTTATTTGATCTAAAAGATACAACCACATCTGTTCGTAAAGGTAATAACAGATGGTCGTTTCGAATGACTCATAACCCCACAGGTTTATTTGTCACAAGATCAGGGGAAGGACAATACGCTCACCAAATTGGTGTTCGGTTGGAAGCACAAGAAGAACTAAAACAACAAGTTGACAACTACTATAGGGAACAATATGGCCAGTAAAGAAGAAGTAACAGAAGCACTTAATAAAAGTGTTAAGGAAATGACAGATAAGGATATCAAGATTATCCTTGAAGTCCCAGAGACCTTTTGGCCAACCAACGCATATGAACACACACCAAAAGGTCTTCTTGAAGAGCAACAGCGTCGTATTAATGCCAAGAAACTAACATACACAGAAGTTGTTGAGGATGTTGTCTTTCTGTCAACATTGCGCCATTTAGTCTCTATGGGTCCAAGGATCTTCAAAGAGATCGACCTATTGGGATTGGATAGTCTAACAGAAGAAATTCGTCGATTGGAACCAATCGTGGTCAAAAAGGTTAAGCAATACAAAACCGAAAATGGATTGAACTAATGAGTATTAAGTCTTTCAATAGCAATTACAAGTCGTACCTAAACGAACGAACCTTTACAGATATTTTTGAAGGCAAGACGGTCATACCTGAAAGTCCCGTTCAGCCACGGGATTGTTTTGTTGTCTGCAAAGAACTAAAAGAACAATGCAATATCGAAGGATTTGAGATCGTAACGCTAGAAGGAGTTGAGTCCAAAGACAGGGAAGTCGATTGTGTGGTACTTGCATCTGGTCCTGGCTATCGAGTTCGTAATGGCGTTTATCCATACCATTGCGACGGAATGTTAGTGCCAAATGAGGTCACAAGAGGTTCAATTGTAAGGTTCTTGGAACGTGCTGCTAACCCATTTAGATACAAAGGTGAATTGTATTATTTGATTGAAGAACACAAATTATACTTCGCAATTGAACCTTAAGGAAATAAAAATGAACGATAATTATAGTTGTTCCTGTACTTACATAATGAACACACTTTCACAAATACTGCTCGCAGCAAACAATCTGAGAGCAGCACTAGCAGAGGCAGGAATGTCAGATACATCAGCAGTAGTGATTACAATAGAACCACAAACAGCTGCACAAGTTATAAAAGTGGCATCAAGAGTATTCATTCCCGTAACAGACCTACCTGAGCCAATACCAAAGGGATACCTTGGTCAGTTGGGAGGACTCCATTGGAGAATGTCCCCAGACCCATTACAAACAGACCAGATTGCTGTTATGGAATACAGAATGAACAAGGAATCAAAATGACAACAGCAAATGACAAGAAGATGAAAACGATTACATTTGAACTACAAGACAATTTTGGTGGGATTGAAATTAAAGCAGGCCCAGATATTACATCACAGGACGTATTCACAGCAATTGCGTATGGTGTTGTTGCATTAGTTGAACAGGATTATCCTGGTGATAAAGAACAGGGATTAAAGAATGTAATCGCAATGCTGATCAACGGAACAACACAAGCACTTGGGCTTGAACCAAAGACAAAGGCTGAAAAGCCAATGATTGTGTTGAATTGAAGGCGTAGTTTCTAACAAGCAGGACGCCACCCTGGTTTCCGCCCAGAATGAGTAGAACGGTTGCATCTCACTCTTGGGTGTTATGACCTGTATCACACCACTTATCGTAATGAGTCATATACTCATCACCAAGTTTCATATTCTCTGGTGTCGATAATTTAGACATCAATTTTGGAAACGCTTTATGTTCCTCGTGAACCACCGCGTGCTCTAATACGGCCTTCATTAGTTTCTTTAACTTGCCTTTTATGTCTGGTTCATCGACGTGATGGGACAAGTAATGGATTTCTTCTTTTGCACCAGTTTGTTCTTTTTCTAATTGCTCGTCGTTAATGCCGTGTTTAGACAATTGTGGGTAAATGACAGCTTCTTCCGCAATACTGTGGGCATTGATAAGGAACTTCAGTTCCTTTACATTAGATTCACTTGGATCATTAATAGCAATAATAAATGCTCGTTTAATCGCTTCGTGGTGCTTTTTAATTTCGGATAACCAGTTCATTTCTTCTTCTTTAGTTTAGCAGCAGGGCTGTGGGCAAGTTTGCGTTCTCGAATAAACTTATTGACATCAAATGAATCATCATCTTCGGTTAGGGTGTTTGGTTTACCAACATCAACAATATCAGGAAGGGAAATACATCTATAGCCCACGCGTGGTTCGTGCACCACTTCCAAATTGTACTTTTTTGGATCATACTTCATTCCAATTGTGCTTGCAGGAATTACATTCGTAAACAATCGTCGATCACCAGCAATTCGTGTTGGGTCGACTAAAGCGTCAAATCTTGTGGCACCTTTAATAATTGGCATTAGTCATTTGGTGGACAATTCTTGCACGCTTCGTGCATCTCTTTATCCGAACCAGTTTTGTTTGCGTGTCGCATTTCAGCGTTCTTTGCGTGTTCTTTGTGAGCTTCTTTATGACCACCGTGTGCTTTCGATTCAGCGATAGCAATCGCTTGTTTCTCTGGCTTGCCAGCGTGGCGTTCTGTACGAATGTTCTCACCAATTACCTTTTCCGACGATCCCTTTTTAAGTGGCATTATCAATCTCCTTCATTTATGTCCTGCAAACAAAACTGCTGCTGCTCCAATAACAGCACCAACTATTGCCCAAATTGTGCCCCAGAATGTATGCTTACTTGCTCTTTCAGATGTAGCAACTGCATTGACTAATTCAAGTGCAGATGTGCGCCCGTTTGTTGCAAGAACTTGTGCTTCAACACGTTTAAGTGTTGCTTCAATTGCACCAAGTTTGGCACTTATTTCAATTCTCCATTCTACATCTTCTGGGGTTGGCATAGTGGGTGCCTCCTTCTTCTAATTAGATTCAATTGCCTGTTTTACCAACCACCACCAGGCTAATGGTGTGAAACACGCGTGAGACCGTTTGTTGGATTTCCTGCTGGCCTTGTTTCTGCAATCAAACTGATGTTGCACCTGCGTATTGTGGTAGCGTTAGCAAGTATGCATAAACTGATGCAACCACATTAGCACCTGATGGTAATGAAAGTGCATTTGGAATCTGCACTACTTGTGTATCAATTGCATTTGAAGGTGATGCATCAGCAAGTGCCTTATTTGCAAAAATACCAACAACTACCGTTCCAGACCAAGCAGTAGATGCTGGTGTTGGAGCGATTGGTGGCTGACCGCCAACTGCTGCTGAACCTGGCTTGCCTGGTTTTGGTGTGCCTTGCACATTTAGTCGTGTAATCTTGATGTATGCATTATTGATAACTGCACCCTTTACTGTTGTATTTGCTTGAATAGCCACGTTGTTTCTCCTTTGTGAAATTATTTATCTGTTGCGTGAAATTTTAGATATTGTATTGCACGCTCCAATACAGTAGTATTTTCATAGAAAAGCCCAAGACCACTATTACAATTCTTACATAAAATGGCTCTAACCTTTCCAGTTGTGTGGTCGTGGTCAGTTGCAATATTCAAATTAGTTATCTCACACAAACATAAAGGGCATTTTCCGCCTTGACTTGACAACAAAAAATTATGTTGTTCTTCAGTCATTCCATATTGTTTTAGTAATTTTGCTGCACGCGAACGTTCTCTGTGAAGTTTTGGATTTTTCCAATATGATTTTTGCTGGTATTGACGCCACTGTTCTGGTTTTGTAATCTTTGACTTTTGGTAGTATTCCTTTCGTTTCTGTACCAATGTTGGTTGGTTTGACTTGTAATGCTTTGCGGAATTTTTGTTCCTACAATCTTTGCACATCCAAGACAAGCCATCCTTTTGGGATGCATCCTTACTGAATTTGGTGTTGTCTTTTTCCACCTTACATTTATTACATATTTTCATACTATTATGTGATTGGAAGTCCTGTTGTTGTATCAATCCAGTTTGTTCCATCACAGAACGCAAGTGTTCCTGTGCCGGATGTTCTTGTTGCATCGGTTACGTAAATTACCGCACCTGTGTTTAGTGCTGGTAAACTTGTCTTGCTCCATTGTGGTGGTTGAATACCAACAGAGGAACTAACGGAAAACAAGCCAGCACAATTTACATTGACAGCTTGGTCATTTAGAAGTGAAATGCTTGAACCAGTTCCATCGGAAATGCTTGCTTCGGTACCACTTGTTATAGTAATACCACCACTGTCTAGTGTTATGTTGTTGCTGTCAAGTTGGTCTTCCAGTTCAATGTATTGCTCTTCAATGTAAAGGAATGTATTTTCTGTTTGGTTGGCAGCAAATTCAACATATCCATTTGGTGTTGTAATAGAACCCCAACCTGTAATGCCTTGTCCGTCAGTTGCTGTTAGTTCAATACCACCACCGGTAGCGCCAGATGTATCAACGGTTCCGTTTGGACCGACAAGTTCTTCTATGGTTGGTGTGCCCCAAATTGGTGTTGTATTGCCTTGTGAGATTAGTGCTTGTCCGGTAGTTCCATATCCAACTGATGGTAATGAAAGGGCGCCTGTTGGTGTAATTTGATACTGAATTGTTCCGTTGTTTACACCAAAGCGTAGTGAACCTGCAACACCAGTGCCAACACCAGAACCTGAAGTTAGCTGTAAATCACCACCATTTTGATTTGTTCCGTTACCAAATCCTGAACGAATGATAAGTTGATTACCATCACTATTTGAAGTTTGAACTGGACAATCTATTACAACGGCACCAGTGTTGACTGTTGTAAATTCTATTTCTGTTTGTGTGGTTGATGCTGGTTGAACAATAAATGTATAAACTCCGAATGCTTGCACCAGAAAGTTCCCATTTGGACCAGAACCATCCCCAGCACCAAGTGAGATGAAAACACTACCACCAGCTTGATTACTTCCAGTTGCAGCATTTCCTGTAACGATATCTAAATATACACCACCAGAATCAGTTTGGGTTCCAGTGCTGATGGTTGCCGAACCAGTATCACCAGAATAACCAAGTTGGATGTTTCCTAACCCAGTGTAAAGAAAATCACTATCACCAAGTAAGCTTCCGCTATTATTGAACTGGACAGAATTGGTTGGACCGCCAGGTGTTCCTGAACCAGGATTCACCCACTGCATTTGTGCACCAGCACCTTGTGAGGCTAATACTTGTCCTACTGTTCCTACATTTCCGCTAATTGAAAATTCACCATTTGGCTCAAATGCGTATGGAGGTGTTGTTGCTGGGTTTAGCAAATTGCCAAGGTAATTGAAATTACCTGGTGCAAATCCAATGCGGCCACCTGATGCATTTGAATAAACTGCTGTTACTGTAATAGTACAGACAGATGCTGGTGGAGTTGTTGGATAGTTTGGGTCCATCATTACTAATTCATATACATCTCCAACGGATGCACCACCTCCACCAAATCCTCCGTTTGAGCCACCAATCAATACTTCTGTTACAACACCACCAGCAATAGTAATTTGCCAAGCGGCTGCTTCGTCATAAGTTGTGCTTGTATTATAGAATGTGTAATACTGCTGACTTGTAAGGTCTGTGAAGGTTCCATCTAATGGATAACCACTACCACCGGAAATTGTGTATTCACCGATAACATTGGTAAGCAAATTACCAGCTTGGATTACGATATTGCCACTTGTAGAGGTGCCAGAACTGTCTAATCCATTACCACCAATAAGTCTTGCACCACCACCAATTCCAGCAACACCTGTTGAGTTGAAGTAATCACCACCATTTTGATATCCTGAACCACCAATTTTGGTGCCTGCGAATCCTGAATCCCAACTGGTTCCTCCTGGATATGCACTGAACGCACTTCCAGTGACCCAGCCACCAGTTTGTGGATTACCACCACCTGTAATTGAAACTGTTTGTCCTACCGTATAGAATCCAAATCCACCATCAGATGTTCCAAGTGAAATTGTGCCTTGGTTTTGTGAAGAACCAAGTGTCAACTGTCCAGGAACGGAATCTGCCATCTGTAAATTTGGTGAGTAATTGGAACCATAATTTGAATAGACAAGATTTGAAGTTCCACCAAACACACCACTGTTGTTGAACTGGACTTGTCCATTCGTTCCACCAGGTGAACCACTACCGGCAGTTACCCACTCAACATTACCAGCACCATCACTACCCAATACTTGACCAGTTGTTCCAGCACTTCCACCAATGCTTACTTGCATTGTGTTAGTTGCAGTTAGTGAAAGGACACCAGAACCGTATGCACCAAGAACAACACTGCCTGGACTTGGTGATATAGGTCCACCAGTTGAAATCTCTATGTAGCCGTTATAGTTATCACCAAAGCCACTATAAATGTGAACATTGCCGCCATTTGCACCAAGTGTATTCAATCCACCTTGGACGGTTACATCACCACCATTGATGCCTGAACCTTCAGTAGCACCAGCCAGCACAAGATTTGTTCCATCCCAAGTTGATGTTGGTAGTCCGTCAAATGCACCAGCATTGTTCCATTGGATTTCACCTGGTGAGCCACCTGCTGGCAATGTTGGTAGATCAGCAGCAACCAATGCTCGAAAGGCAGGTTGTGCAGCGCCACCAGTTGCAGGTCCGGCGAATACCGTATTTGGTGCTTGTGAGGTTAGTGTTAGGTTTAGTGTTCCGTAAGTTGTAATTGGACCACCAGATACTCCGTAAATTGGAGTTGTTGATGTGTCTGCCAACTGAACAGACGTTACGGTTCCAACTGGTCCTACTGTCCAAGTTGGTGGCAATCCACTTCCTTGTGAGATTAGTGCTTGTCCAGAAGTGCCAGAAGTTAATCCAGCGAACGTTCCTGAATTGTTATATTGTAGCTGTCCATTACTTCCACCTGGCGAACCACCACCACCGACAGCTGCCCAAATTGGAGGGCTGCTTGGTCCTTGGCTTGTTAGCACATATCCAGATGTTCCAGCATCACCATTTATTTGTAATGAAACTTCAGGATTCAAATTCAAATTGCCGCTTGTGGCAAGAATCAACGTTCCTGTTGCATCATTGATTTGTGAATAGTTGCTTGAAGGGAAACAAGAAAGTTGAAGCCCTGGACCTGAACCAATTTGAATCCAACCCAAGTTAGAAGAACCACCAACGATAAGTGTTGGTATGACACCACCAGTTTTAATATACGTTAGGTCGGCTGTTCCATCAAATGCACCCGAATTATTAAACTGGATGTCAGTATTCGAACCACCTGGTGTTGAGCTTTCGTTTGCAGTGATCGTAACTGTGCCTAATCCGTCAGTTGGTGATAATGTGATATTTGCACCAGCAATTAATTGCGTGACACCAATTTCAGCATTGATTGTAACTACACCAAGTCCATTACTTGGCGATAACGTAATTCCAGTTCCTGCGATAAGTTGCGAAACACCACCTGTTCCGGCACTTTCCCAAAGTAGAGTTCCATCGCCAACCGCAACAAGAACCTGTCCGTTTGCACCAGACGACCCATTATGGTCAAAGATAATTGTTCCGTTAGGTGTAATACCTAAACTTGCACTTACCGTGGTCGATGTTGAATTTGGTTCATTTGACATTTAAATTCCTTGAATCCTGTATTTATTCTTATGCGACAAGGATGTGGGTTCCAGCATCACGCCAAATTCCATCACCAATACAATAGCATAATGCACCGCTTCCGGAATTTGCGTCAGTTACCGTGATCATTAATCCTGCAACTGCAGTTGGTAATGTCGATAATGTATAAGTTGGTGCTAGAGGTGCCCAAATAGGTGGAGTTCCAGAACCAGAACCAGTGCTTGTCAGAACATATCCCGAAGTTCCACCATCTCCGTTTATAATGAAAGCACCAGGTGTATTGAAAAAAGGTTCCCCATTGAAATTTAGTGGAGATGTTCCTGACGCACCAGCTTCAAGTGTGATTTGGTCACTGTTCAAGAAGATTTTTGCAAAACTGCTTGTTGTAGGTGTTGGTGTTTCAGCATAAATTTCCGTAGCAACTAAAACACAATTTATTAGCAAATAATTTGGGTCTGGATAAGGATTACTAAAATAATACTGAATATCAGCAGCACCACCAAACGCACCAGAGTTATTGAACTGGACATCCGTATTTGAACCGCCAGGAGTTCCGGTTGGTATTGTCGTCCAAGTAGGAAATGCACCAATACCTTGTGAGGTTAGTATTTGTCCAGATGTTCCGGATGTGCCAGCAATGTTTAAATCACCACCAGCTTCCAAAATATATCCAGTTCCAGATGTTCCTGGATACAAGTAAATGTTTCCAGTTCCTGCATATGCATAAAGATTATTAGCAGCGGTGATTGCCATCCCACCACTTCCATTATCGAAGATACTATCGGTTCCTGCGAATTGGATTTTTGCACTTCCAGCAGAATTTAATGTAAGTGTTGAACTCGCATTTGTCCAAGTGAAGTTGCTTGTTCCTGTTAGGATATTACTTGCATCACCATATCCAACATATGTGGAAGTTAATGCAGGTGGTGGTATTGCTACCCATTGTGGACTTGCACTTGAACCTTCACTTGTTAATACTTGTCCAGCAGTTCCATAATTAGGTGATGTAATGTTTGGACTTAATGCGCCCGAAGTGTTTATCTGCAAACCACCATTGGTTGTTGCCAACTTTAAATTACCAGATGTATCACCTAATACATTCGCACCATCAGATCCTAATGTTAGTTGTCCAATACCAACAGTATTACCTAATTGGATTGTCGATTGTGTGCTATTGTGGGTATAGAAGAAATTAAATGAGTCGCCAACAAATCCACCACCAACGCCAGCATATTGAATACTTCCTGGTGGTCCATTCGCTGTTGAATTACTTGGACCAGAAGCAACGTTTGTTACCAATCCCTTGTCGTTTACTGTCAAAGCACTAATGTTTGTAAACGAACCAAATGTAATTGGATTGACAACCTTTAATGTCAATTCTGTTGAGCCTACTGTGCTCGTTACATCACCAGTAAATGCTGGGATTAGTTCAGTCCATTCACCACTTACGTTAATAAAGATTTGACCGGTATCTGTTGTAAAGTAAATCTCACCATTTACACCAGCTGGTCTTTCTGCGAGTGTTCCTTCACTTAAAGTTGGCGTTACACCAGAACCACCACCAGCAGCGATATAAGGACCACCATTAATGATTGTTTGTTGGTTGTTAGATAATACTTTAAGCCAATGGTACCACGAGTTAACAATCACCCCTTTCTTATCCGAAAAGGGAGTTGTGGCTGGAATTAAGCCTTGTTGTGTAATACCAGAAGTAATTGCCATTAGCTTGTCTGCACTGCGTTTGCACTTGACGATGCGTATCGTGTCATTTGATTACTTCCAGCACCTGCATTACCCCAAGCAACATATAGATTGCCTGCCGAACTTGTATAGATTGAACCTACAATTCGAAACATAACTTGGGAGTCAATACCTGAAGCAAATAATGCTTGTGTGTTGATAGCATATGTGTTGTATGAGCTTTGTGCGCCACCTACATAAAACGCACCGTTTACATTTGTGCCTGAATATCCAATAGTCATAAAGACACCAGCTGATGGTGAGTACATATACCAATCGAACGTAAACTGGTAAACAATATTTGCTTCCAAGGCAATCGTTAATGCTGGATCGGCTGTTACACCATCTGGACCTGTTCGAATTAAATCTGCAGTAGCACCATTTGTTAGGTTTGAATTGAATGGTGCTTGCCATTGAAGTCCATTCGCATTTGCACTATTTGCTGTTAATACCGTTCCGTTTGCACCAACTGGGATTCTTACTGGTACTGTACTAAATCCAGCCAAATCACCTTTTGTTGTTTGCACCAATCCATTGCTTGCTGATGTAATACGACCCAAAGTATTAACGGTAATGTTTGCTTGTTTGTATGAACCTGGTGTTACTCCCGTTGGGGTGTTGATTGTTGTAATCTCGCTATTAATGTTGCTTAATTGACCACCAACTGTATTCGATGCAGCATATGTTAATGCACTTGAATACGAAACAGCTCCAGCATCAACCGTAATGCCAGTTGTTGTTAATGCACTCCAATAAACAGCACTTAAGTTCGAACCAATGTTAATTGAAAGATCAGTTAGTGTAACCTCTGTATTACCAGACGTATAGCTAACAGCACTTACCGTTCCATAACCATATTGTGTTGAACCATTTAGGAATTGAACTCTATTACCAATTGCATAATCACCAGTTACATCACCAGCGATAACGAATTGCGTTCCGGAAATATAACCTGGCGTTGCTGACTGATTCCAAACTGAAATGCCTGTGCTTCCTGAACCAGGAACAGAACTTGATTGCGAACCGATAATGTTTGTTAGCGTATCAATCGTATTACCGTTAGAATCGGTTAGCTTTAAGTTGTAGTAGAGACCTTCCTGTCCATACATTTGCACAGACGCAAGTCCGTTCATATCCAATACAATAGGATTTGGATTTGCAGCGGTCCCATCATTGGTTCCTGAATATGTTGTCTGTTCGACGGTAAAGCTTCCGCCTTCGTATTGGTAAATCATTCCACCAGCAAGAATATTATTATTCTGATCAGTGAAGCGTATTCCATTCCAAACTGGTAGTAAAAATGTAGGTGTTGTCATAGTAATCCCATTTATGAGCGTTTATAGATGAATACAGGTGCACCACCGTAAGTGCTTGTAACTGCCAACGTATCACCACCAACATAAACGTCATTTGTGTAATCCGTTATTGATGTTGCTGTATAGTTAATTCCATCCGTTGTTTCGTAAATTCCAGATGGTCCATACAGATATCCTCTGGTTGGTCCTGGTGTAAATCCAAATCCATAAACTGGTAAAGCAGTTGTTGTCCACGTAATTCCATCTGGTGATGTATACAGATTAGTACCTTGAAATTGCATAAACAAATTATTAAAAGTGTAAATTGCATTTTGTTCAGGTGGCGAAGTTGGAGTTGAATCTACTTCAGTCCAAGACTTACCATCTGTTGATGTCCATACATTTGTTGGATATGGAGGCACAAATGCTCCTGCAACCAACATCCATATTCCATTTGCATATCCTAATCCAAACCAATCATTACCTGATAAGTCAGTTGCTGATTCGGTCCAAGTAACACCACCATCTGCTGACCACCAAGCCGAATAGGTTGGATATGAACCATATGTACTTACAGTAATTCCACCGTGAGTTAGAATTGAAGTTACATATGTAGCTAAATTTGGTCCAGGTGCGTTGTTTATAATTAGTGTTACCGTATTAGAGTTTGGTGCAATACGATACAACGTTGTGTTTGGTGGTGTTCCTCCATATGGAGCGAAGTAAATTGCTTCCGTACCAGGATCTCTAAAGATTTGGTATACACCATAATTAACACCATCAGTTGTCCAAGATACTAAATCGGTTGAGAAGTAAATCATTCCACTAATTAATGCAACGAAATACGTTCCGTTGAACATAATTCCAGAAACAAAGCCAGTTGGTAAATTAGTGTAAAGGGCGTATGTATTACCACCATTACTGGATGATGCCGTTCCATCAAATCCATACGAACCATATGCAATTGAATACACCCCAGCATCATCACTTACGATAGCTTGGTAGGTGCCACCATTACCATTACCACCTCCGCCACCATCATATTCAAAACTTAAACCCCAAGGTTCTGGGGGTGCTGGAATACCAACTACTGGATCAACTACTCGTTGAAAATTACCATATTGGTCTGTTAGCTTTAAGTTGCAATAAACATTCGCTGGTATTTGAAAATTAACAGCAATGCCTTGTGCATTTAACTGAACTGGTTCTTGTAACTCTACTGTCCACGAATCACCAGCATAGCAGTATATGAAACCATTCGATAACGGATTACCATTTTGGTCACATAATACTACATTGTTCCATACTGGTGATGTTGCCATTAAATAGTCTCTATTGTATTACCTAAATGATCTTTAATAACATATGTGTAAGACGCACCAGAAATTTCCCACACTTCTGTATTCAACAAACCAGAGATGTTTAGCGGTAGTGGGTTCGTATTATAGGATTCACCAAAGAACTGTGTTGTTCCTGATATAACTAATGGATATGCACTGGCATATGTTGTTTGAGGAATTGTAGTGTTTTGTTGATAGGAAAATACCATACCACCAGACAACAGATTGCCTAACAAATCCTTGAATTGCGTTCCGCTTAATTCTGCATTTAAAACTACTTGTGCTGTCATTGTTGTCTTTATTACCCTAATGTGTTATAATGTCTTTGTCGTTAATCAGTTTGGAGTTTGAGATGTTCACAATATTCGCAATGATTATTATTCCATTTCTAATGCCAGCTATACTGTTTGCTTTACTTGGTATTTTTCAGTTCTTCTTCAAGGTCGGGTCAATACTGATCACGATTCTTATTAGTCCTCTATTACTTCTCACATACATTTTAAAGTGGTGTGGTGTAAAGCTGGTTTAGTTACTTTCCTAACCAGTTGCTGTTTATATAATTACCCAAGATGCCATCTAATCCAGGCAAGTTAGATTGCGTATTACCACCTATCTGACCTCCAACTAACGGTGATATTTGGCCACCAAGAAGTTGTGCAGTGTTATTACCTGCATATTTCATGGCACCTAATGTTCCTACATCTTGTGCAAATCCTCTTGCTACTGGACTCATTGCGGCATTTACTAAACCACCAATTGTTGCACCCGTCACAGAATGACCTGATGCTAAATGTCCTGCAACACCACCTGCAACCTCACCTGGTATTAATTGTACTGCTGAATTGAAAGCTCCGGTTGCTAATTGGGAACCGGTTGGTAATGCGCCTTTAGATATACCACCAATCATTTGAGCTTTAGCAATATGATCAATTTCTGGATCTTCAAGAAACTTCTGAACACCTTTACCGGTTTTTAATAATTCACGTTCATTCAAAGCTGTTTCACCACCATCGAACAAATCGTGAAGTTTTGCAAGTCCACGCTGGGATATGCTATCATCTAAAGATTGTGAATCTTCAACCGCTCGATCTAAAATCTTTCTTACCCCTGTAGTTCCTGCTGAACGAACCAAATTTGAAATACCTGTTCCAGCTCCACCCAAGACACCGCCAATTGTTCCACCAAGAGCAACATTAGTTCCAAGTTCTCTTAAATTGGATGATTCAGCACCGCCTTCAACTGCACCCAGACCTGCACCAGTTACTGCTGCACGACCAACAGTTTGTCCAGCACCAGTTAGTGCAAGTGATGGCAACGCACCAGTTACAGCGCCAGCACCGTAAGCAAGTTTATGTTGTTCGTACGCAGCTTGATTAGCTTCTCTTTGTTCTTTAATTGAAGCACCAACATCAGCCCAGAAACCTTCACCTGTTTTCGGTGTGGATGCTGCAATCGAACTTGCTATTTCACCAGGATTACTATCCCATTTGTTTATAGCTGCACCAACCATTCCGTTAACAACTTTACCTAATCCAAAGGAAGCATTGTTAGCAAATCCACGACCAAATGCCTCACCTGTTCCTATTGTCTGTGTAGGCTTGTCAACAGGAATGTCACCATAATTATCGGTAGATTGTGTACCTACTGGGATGTCATCATAATTACCAGGCATAATTAATAATCCTCTCCAGTGATGGATTTAAACCTTTGTGCTACTTTATCCTTGTTCTTGCCTGATGCAATTGCCTTTGCAGCTTCCTGTCGTTCCATTGCAATATCATCTTTAGTCAATTTTGCACCATTTGATGTATAACCTGGTTTTGGAGTATTTGGATTTGGTGATGGTGCTGTCTTTGGTGTTGGCAGATCACTAATCTGTGGAGTTCTTGCAGCAGATTGTAGATTGTCTTTCTGTGTTTGTAATACACCAATTTTCGACTGAATTAAGCCATCGAAGCTTCTTAAATCACTTCCGCCTGTAAGACCCATCGTTGGGTCATTTAGTTCAGCAAGTAATCCCTTTGCCTTTATATAATTTGGATTGTTAGTATTCTTCAATAGCCAACTGCTTAAGAATGCATTTGGAGATGTCATATACTGCTGTTGTTCGGCAGGCGATAATGAACTACCAAATTGGTGAATACTATCAGATACATTTTGATAACGAGTAATTGTATTACCAGCAGTCATAGCATCATTATAGTTTTGTAATCTATTAGATGCAGGATTCATATTGTTGTCTATAAAAGCACGATTTGCAGGATTGCCATACAATTGTGCGGCTGATTGTTTTGCAATCAACTCTGCATCCTTTGGATTAGCAGCGATTAGTAATTTTTGGATGCTCTTCGTTACATCACTATTGACATCACGACCAGCAGGTCCTGTAATGTTTTGTTGAAATTGATATAGATTTTCTCGTACTGTTGGATCAAGTGCTGTTTGACTGATACCCTGTGCAGTTTCACGATTATAGTGGTACTTACCGTCTGTTCCTGGTGGTCCAAACAATGAATCTTGTGAAAATGGTGCACCACCAGCATCACTTGTAGCTTTTAAGGTCTTTGTAATGTAATCGTTATACTTTGCATCAAGAACATCTTGTGATGCATCTGGATTTGCGTTTTGGTAACCAAGCATAAAGTTTTCAGCTTGTGAACGAATCTTTAAACGTGAATCATTTAGTAATGTGGTATTTTCAATTGTTTTCTTGTTGTTATCAAGAGCAACACCTTTAGCGGTAGCTTCTGCACTTGCATTAGCAATAACGTGAGCGGCAACAGATGTACCTTCGTCTGTAAACCCATAGGCATTTGCTGCTGCTGCTAACTTAGTTGGATTTACAACATTTTGAACTTGACCTGTATTAGGATCTGTTATTTTATCAATAAACAAATCGTGGTGGTCTGCTTGGAATTGCTGGAAAGCAGCAGCTCGTTGTTTCATTTGCGAATCAGCTTGAATTCCTGGCAACGCTGCTTGCTGGTTTTTTATAGACTGAAAGGCAGCAGCAGTCTTGGCGAAATCACCAACCTGTGCAAGTGGATTTTGTGGCTGCTTTATACCTAATGGGATTGAGTTATCTGATTGATCGTAATCTGACATAATTGTTCCTTATTAGCCTGTTCCTGTTCCTGGTACAAAGTAATTTAATCCATCTGGATCATCACCCGGCGAACCATAGTTTGGATTCTGTTGTACTGGAGTTGGTGTTGTTGGTGTAACTGGTGATTGTTGTCCTTGGAGAAGTTTGCTCATTAGTGCTCCAGAGGTAGCCGAACCAATTCCACCATTTACTGCATTTGCGATACCAATCGTTCCTGCTGCAGTGGAACTTGCGGCACCAGTCTGCAATCCAGTGTATGCATTTACACCAGCCGCTGTTGTTCCAGCGATTGTGCTTCCTGCAGATGTTCCTGCTCCAACTGCCTGACCAACAGCCGTTCCATTTGCAAGACCAGATAGGTTCGAAATGTTCTGTTGCTGTTGTGTTAGATAATTTTGGAATGCCTGTTGGTAGAATCCACTTGCCGTATTTGTTAAGTATTGGGTTTGCGAGTTAACAGCATTACCACCTGAAATTCCGTGTGCAGCATCATAGTTCTGCAATCCCAACGAACCCTGTGCTGTAATAAAGCCCATATTAGGGGCAAGTTGTGAATTTAGATCCGTATTGTTGAAGTTAGCCAACAAACTACCGCTTGATTGCGAAGAAGCACCAGAATTCAACTGACCTTGTGATGCACCGGGTGTCAATAGGCTTCCAGTTCCAATTCCGTTTAGACCCGTTCCTGTTGAACTTCCACCGCCTTGTGTCGTACCAGGTGTTTGTTGTCCGTAGACTGCATTTGGTGCAGAGCCAGTTCCATCACTGCTACCACCACGACCCAACCACTGACCAGTTGCAGGACTTGTGCTTGTTCCTGTTCCCAATGGGGTTTGTGTTGGCATCATCATATGATCATTCGATACACTAATACCTTGTGCAGTGCTCATTGCTGGTGAACCACCTGTTCCACTAACAGCTGGCGTTGTTGGTGTTCCTTGTGAGGTTGCTTGAAATGAATTTGGTGATGCATACGTGGCATAATTCATTGAACCAGGACCAACTGGTGATTGTCCACCTGAACTTGTATTTCCACCCAACCCTAACTGATTAGCACCACTATTAGGTGTGCCTAATCCAAATCCAGAAGCCAATGCACTTTCTGCTTCTTGCTGGACCTGCATTTGTGGTGATAGGTTGGCAAGATTGTTTTCGTAAATCTGGTAGTTTAACTGGTTTGTTTCTTGTGTTGCTTGTAGTTGTTCATTAGCAGCGTTTGTTTGAGCGTTTGCTTCTGTGCTTGCAGCAGAAGTACTTGCCATAGCACCTACGCCAGCACTTACAACACCACCGATTACGGCAGCAGCTACTTTACAGGCATCAGGGTGGGTAAGCAATAATTTTATTGCAAAAGGTAGTTTTGTATTACGACTGTCTTTAATTAGCATTTGATTTGCCCTTTGGAGTAATTATTTTTGTATAGATGATTTCTGTTGGCTTAAACCCCAATCCCAAAAACAGTTTATCGTGCAATAAGTGAATCTTGCTTCCATTAATTATTTTAATAACACCAAGTTCTTTAAATTTGTCTTCAGCAAACTGAAACATCTCTACACCAATTTTGCTTTTGCGGTATTCCTGTTTCAAGTAGTATAAATCCACGATTGCGTGCAAAGTGTTAGCATAATGTAACATATTGCGAATCAAACTAATGTGGTAGCCAATCAACTTACCATTGTCTCTCACCGTAACTACGTGCAAATGCCCATCATTATCTAATTTCTCATATGATGGATAATCAAGTGCAACAGGAACATCAATGTGATCCAACCCGAGTTCCTTCCAGTGCGGTTCGATGAATGGATCGAACTCACGAACGATCGAATTCCATCGTTCAACCTGGTAGGTTATACCCTCACCATATGTTGGCTTTGGTGTTTGTGCCTTAATGCCAGCCATATAGTTATCCCAAATAGCTTTTAGTTCTTCTTTTTCTTCTGGTTGTGGGAACTTACCTGGTTTTATTTCTTCAATGCGAAGATCCACAACCATATGAATTCGATCATAACCTGAATTGTTTACAACTGCGTGTGGGTATTCATTTCGAAAGAAGTAAACATCACCGGTTGTCATTTCTACGGTTTCGTCGCCGCACTCAAATTTAACGCCTGGAAAAGCACCAACCACAACGTGAATTCTACACCAATAGTTTGCGTGTTCAGGCGTGTCAGGATGTTTCCAAATTTGTCCACCATTACGAATTCTATTAATCATAACACGACCTATTCGTGTTGCACCATATTGATTTGCTAATTGATATACGACCTTTTTGTGTTCAGGAAGTATGTTTGCTACATCTTGCCATACACATTCGTGCTGGTCGATTTCCTTTAGGTTGCATCGTTCAAGTTCTTCAACCGTTCTTGTTGTAAAGCGAAGGATGATGCTATGAGTGTCGTTAAATGGACCTTGCGCGTAGTTTCGTAAGTATGTGTCAGCTTTCCAAATGCTTGGATCTGTTCCTTGTAATTCTTTTAGCAGTGCAGGAATATCGACAGTGGTGTTTAACTTTACGAACTTATTCATTCATTTCCTTTATAACCCTTTGTTTTACAATAACTTTTTTAAGTTATGTTTTACTTTCCTTCTTCAAAATCGCCAGCAACAACAACCAAATGGGCAATAACATTATCGGTTACCGATATCTCGAATACACGATCATAAGCCCATCCTAATTGCGACCATCTTGCTCTTGCTTTATAAGCACCAATTGCACCTAATGTGGTATAGATTGGTGTTCCATATGTCTGTCCACCATCATCACTGCATCGTAATATTGCTTGTGGGTTTACATTATTACTGGTATTTGTGCCATTATTTACTAATCCTTGTCCCATAAGGAAGTCAGCCTGTAAAAGACCATAAAAGATTGGATTTAAATTATTGCTAATATGCGGAGAGCGTCTACGACGCAACATTGTCATTCCGTTGTCGGTTGCATTCGTAGCATCAAACGAATAAATGTTACCACTTGTATCACCAAACAAATGAACATTGTTTAGCACAGCGTGTGCTACTGGCAACCACTGGCCTTGTGTATTATTTGTTTGTTGTGTTTGCCATTCGACCCATATTCCATTTTGTGGACTTAACTCTGTTACGGCTTGAAGGTCAAATACCCAAGTTGTATTCAGTCCAGGTGCTTGAAGAATGTAGAAGTAATGTCCTTCATACAACATTCCCATTCCAATCGTATCTGTTAAATCACCAGATTGTGCTAATGATAGTTCAACAGCGTGGGTTGAAATGCGTTGTGGTGTGTATCCATTCATCGAATAAACAACAGGACCACCTTGTGGGTTCGAACCCAACCAGAACATTGTTCCTGCTAATTGAACCAAACTTGCTGGTGATAAGCAACCAACTTGTGAGTTCTTACCATCTTCACGAGCGAATGTGAATACAGACGATTCTAATGAGTCGTCCCATACTTCACCAGTTTGCGTTCCCCAAATAAACAATTCTCTTCCATTACTGATTAGTGCTGTTACCAAGTCAGCATAACCTTGCTTAACTGCTATGTTGCTACCTAAACCAGGACTTGGCCAAGCGATTGGTCCGCCACCAGCACCGCCACCTTCTGGTGCAGTGTTTGCAGTAGAGAATATGTTTGGGGAGTTTGGTTGGCATCCAAGAAAGAATCCATCTTGGTATGTGATTTGTGTTCCACCAGGATATCCAGCATTGGTTAATGATTGTAATGTCGTATCACCAATTGCAAATGTATAATACGTTGTTGTTCCGTCTGCAATAAAGACATAACCACCATTGTCTGAAATAGAAACATATCCAGCAGAAGTTCCTAACGAACCCGCAATGTTTATAGGTGTAGCCATTCCACCAGTAAGGAAATAAACCTGATTACCAGATACTACGATAACACCAGCGTTGGTTGATAGCAAATACATTCCACCTGGACGAATTGGACCTGGTGCAATGTTCTGCAACAAAGTTAGACCTGGTCGCTGTAAGAGTTCAGTTACCTGCTTCTCTTTACCACTACCAACTTCATCGGCTTGAAGGTAATAGTTAATTGTCTGTTCGCAGGAATACCGTGGGTTGTTGTCACGATACGATCCGCCGATGAAACCAGGGATAACTCTTTTGTTTTCTGTCATTGTTTAATGCCTACTTGGTTGGAACTGGATGATTAAATCCAAGGTCCCCAGCCGTATGACCCGGTGACCCAGTTCCAGCGTCCATTGCCTCTATTGCCAACCAATTGTCCATCTCCCATTTTATAACGTGGTGCTTGGTTTAGTCTCTTCAAATCCAACTTTGAACTGTTTGCTGTTTGCATAACAATTTCAGGAATTGTCTTCATATATTCTGGTGCAAGTTCGCAAGCCAAACCATATGTAAATGCACGTTCGTAGCCTGGTGGGAAATCGACTGGTTGATCCAAACTTTCAATGGTTGCGTTGATTAGTGGTTCTCTTAACCAGAAACGTAATCCAGTTGATACTTGTGGGACTGGAAAGACGGTTATGTTTCTTGTTGGCCAATTATTGTCATCATACAATCCAAATGGGAAGGTAGATGTTGTTTGCTTTACACCAATAGAAGCATACTGTTCCATCGTTAGTAATTGAATAGGGATATCAACTGCTTGTGCCTGACCAGGATATTGCCAGATTGTATATGCCTTTTCGATTTTCATTGGACGTGGAACAATCCAATTCGTTTGTGATGTAACTTGACTTGGCGTTACGATAAACCCGCTGCCAGTTCCACCCAAGTTTGTGTTAGCAGTTGTTAGTTGGTCTCCATAAGAATAGTTGATACCGCAATATCCACCAGTTCCGTAATTGACCACTTCGCAGTTGATAATTTGTCCTAAATTAACTGTGATATTCGCAATCGCACCAGTTCCAACTCCACTTGTTACATATGAAAGGGGAACATTTGGATAATAACCATCAACATAACCACTTCCAGCATTTACTAATGGAAGTTGGTATTCTAATATGGTTCCTGGATTATCTGTTGCTGGACCCATTGTATAAACTTGTTGGTTTACTTGGGTATAGAAAATGTATGGCTTAATTGAATACACCATCAACCTTTCGTTTGACCAGCTATCTACCATTGCATCTTCTGCTTGAAGTGCATTTGATAAGGCATTTGCGTCAGCAGGAGCATTTTGTCCCAATACGTTGATAAGTCGTAGTGCTCTTGTAATTACATCTCGATTCGTACTCATTGTGCTCCTGATAAAAAGAAGGGGATAAAGATTTCACAATCCTTATCCCCTATTTACTTCTTCTCTTGGTTTAACTATTAAGTACCAAGTAGTCCTACTGCCTGAAGTGCTGCTACCAACTCAGCGACGGTTGTAATTCCCGTTCCGCTCTGTTGGCTTACGCCTGGCTGTCCATAGAAACCTACTGGTTCCGCCGTTGATGCACCAACGATACAACCGAAATCTGGTCCACCTGTTAGGATGTCACGATTTGTTGAAGTTGTTAGAGATGGTGCTCCGCTTACTGTTGTTGTTGAGTCTAATGCCATTTTATGTTACTCCTAAAATTACGTTGTAGCAATACGGCAAGCCAACTGCTCGTATAGTGTGCCGAAGGCAACCATTGTATCGAAACGGTCGATGATCTGGTTGACACGAATGTCAAACATACGAACATAACGAATACCTGTCTTGGTGTCTGGATCCTTGATGTAATCTGCGAAGTCTACACCCTTTGGTAGGTCCAAATCCTTGTTAGCCATCATAAATGCATTTCGGTGAATAACAAGTGCGTTCTGGGTTGTAACACCTGAACCTCCTACAAACGACAATACCGTAGCATTTGTTGCTTGTGCTGTAACGTTCTGGTATGGACCAGATGATGTCAAAGCTGGAGTGTAAGTGAACGTAATTGTTCCAGAACCATTGTTGGTTGCTGACTGAACAGTGAACTGCTGCTGAATGCCAGTGTCCTGCTTACTCTGTGGGTTGACCGTATCAATTGGAACACCACCAGTTTCAAGAACGAAGATGTCGCCAACATTTGGCTGGTCAGCATTACCGAAACCAGAAACAACCAATGTGCCAACACGTGGGAAAACATTTGCTGTTGAAGGTGGGTTTGTTGTTGCTGTCGTTACCGTATACGTACCTGTCGTCCAAGTACCATTGGTGTGTGGAAGAACCAACTGTGCAATGTAATGCATTGCATCAGCAAATTCACCCTGCAAACCCTTATGATAAATGTCCCCAATTTCCTTGGTTGGATTAAACAATGTACGGTTGTTGCTTGCCAACTTTGCGTTGAAGCTTGGTGAGTTATATTCACTCAACATTCCGTCTGCAACTGGAGCATCATTATCGTATAGCAATGCTACTGCCTGCAATACGGTATCAAGTGCGGTGCCTGTTGGGCCGCCTGTTAGGGCTGTACCTGGTGTACCTACCATATTGTAAACCTGAAGGATCAAGTTCTGTGCCTGTTGTTCAACGTAGTTTGCAATACGTGTGATAACTGGAGCAACAAGGTTCTTGGATACATCACCATAGTCAAATGTAAGTTCGACTGATGTGAATGCTGTATCGATACCCCAAGGGTCGGTAAATGTTAGTGATGAGTAAGTCTGGGTAACTGCCTGAATCTGGGCGACGTTACCAACACGTACTGGATTGAACAGCGATGGACGACGAACGTTGATTGTTTGACCAATCTGTGCCGCCTTAACGCCAAAGTCATCATCCCAATCGTGGGCGATGTTCTTACAAATCTGCAAGTTGTTTGACAAAATTGCTGCTGCATCAGGTGTGATGTAGCTTAGTGTTAGCAATTGGTTAGCTGTATATGGTGCTGCCATTTTTATAATTCCTCTTTAAAGTTAAAAGCCTTATCCTCTACGTATTGCGTTCTGTGCGTGGACCTTCTTTCGTTCTTTTAAGAACTTAAGTGGGTCATTTTTGACCATATGCTCCATCTTTTCACTTGCTGGAGCACTTCCACTAACAGTCGCCGTTGGTTTAGGAACGACTTTTGTTTTTGTTACTGGACCATCTTCTTTAAGTTGGCCAGTCAGCTTGAGTTCTAATTTTGCAATCTCTCTCGCTACCGAAATAGGAGACATCTTGTTGATGCGATCGAACTCTTTTAAATTCTTCGATAGGTAATATGCCAAAGCAGGACCGTGTTCAGATTCCAGAATAGAAGAATTAAGTGCAGGTTCTACTGTAACTGAATTAAAGAACTGAACCGATTTCGTAAAATCTGGTTTATCCTTTGCGAATTCATTTGAACGAGCTTGATAAGCACGGACAATATTAGCAGTATAATCATCAGCCTTCGCTTTAATAACTGACCAAGCTTCCAAGTCCTTCTCGTATTGAGTTGGGTTAGATGCGTAATCAATCATCTTTGGTTTTGGTGGAACTAAAACATTCGCAGTTTCTTGTCGTTGTGCGGATGCTCGTTGTCGCCAAAACTCAATCTCTTCGTCGGCTTTCTTCTGTACTTCTTCTCTGGTCTTAACACGAACTTTTTCTACTCGACGTTTTACGATCTCGTTGACTTTATTCGCGTCAAACTTACCATCTTCAGATTCAGGCTTTACATCACCTTCATCATCACCATCAGTTGGCTCTGTGGTAGCAGGTTGGATTTCACCTACTGTTTCCCCATTAGCTGATAAGGGAATTGTTTCTGTCACTTCCTCTGTTGGAACTTCGGACGACGCAGCATTGCCATTTTCTATCATATACACGCCTCATTTAGAGTAATTGCCAAGTTTAAAGTTCTTGTAAACTATGAGCCTATTTAGTAATAATCTTGTAAAGGTTGACTATTTTTATTTTTCCATCGACAAATCGTTCATATCACCATCAGCACCTGATTTAGATTCCTGTGATGTATTGTCTACATCAGAACCTTTTATATCGATCATAGTCCCTTGAACTTTGTGGTGATGTTCCATCATATCGCTTGCAATATTACTTGCAGCAACCGTGGTCTTTAGTTTGAATTCTGCTTCTTTGATTGCTATTTCACGAGCTTCAAGTTCAAGTTCTTTTCGCTTGATTTCTGCTTCCAATATGATCTTTTGTTCTTCAATACGAAGCTTTTCCTTTTCAAATTTAACCTTATCCTGTTCACGAGTGTGTTCCAATTTGGTCTTTTCCAAATCGTAAGTATTATCGTTCTTTTCCATAATAAGCTTCATTTGAAGTTCTTGAATCTTTTCTTTATCAGGCATTGTTTCGGCTGTTAGCTTCTGAACCTGTTGTGTTAGTGAGGCAACCTGACCCTTTAGGTTAGCAACCATTTGTGGTGCTTCTTGTTGGTCCATATCCTCTGTTGCAGCTAATATTTGTGGTGGAACCGCAGCACGCAATCTTGCCGCAACAAGCTTCCAGAACTGTCCTTGTCCCTTACCAGCAATCAAATCCATTACCAAAGGTGCAACTTGTGGGTCTGTTCGCATTAGTTCGAAACCACGATCCATATCCTCTTGTGCCTTGGTGGCATAAGCAGGACCAGTTTCAACACGAACCTTGAATTTAGCTGATTCCAACATATTGCGATCACTTGTATTGAATTCAGCAATATATTGTTCACCATTTGCCTTTGTTGCCATTATTTGTCTGCCATTCTCACCGTAAAAGGTTGGGAATGCATCAACAATAATTTGTCCAATGTGTGCAATAAAATGCCTAATATGGTCTTGAAAGTGGAATGTTGAATCGTGTGATTGTCTTATTCTTGTCTGTAATGCAATACCTGATTCAGTAGTTGGTGGTGCTTCACCCAATGTTGTATTAACCAAAGGTGCTTGCATACCAGTTACGGCTTTAAGTCCTTCAACTGCATTTACATAAAACTGCTGGGAACTATTAAGTTGTACATCAGCGATATCACGTTCTGGCTTTACATTAGGTGCCATTGGGTCTGGCTTATATGTAATGTAAGCAATGTTGGATAGATTGATATTTGCCCAATCATCTTGGTTGTCTTCAAACATTGTTGCAGTGCCAACATATGGTGCTTTTGGTGCAAGCATCATCATATCAGCCTGCCAGTTAATAATGAAGTCGAGTCTGCGTTGTGGGTCTCGCATATCGTCAATCATTCCCTTCAAATGGCGTTTGCCCATATTCCAGAACTCAATGCCTTTGCAGGCAACAATAGGAATATACTTTCCTGGCCAGAAGTTCTCTTCAAGGATTTCAAGGTCATTTAACACATAATGTTTGATAACACAATACTTTACTTCGCGGGAATCTCTTTCGTCTGCACCTTCTGGTAGTTCATCAACAACCTTTAATGCACCAATAGAACTATCCCATACTTGGTAAATCTTCTTCTTGAACCATTCCTTTACATAATATTCTGCAATACGAACGGATTTCTCTTGAATCCATCCATTGCTTCTCTTCATTGTTTCTATATCAAATCCGTGAATCTGTCCCTGTTGGATTAATGTTCCTAACTGGGTGTTTGTTCCATACTTACGCAAGTAGTCGTTATATGGGATATCAGCAACAATCAAAAAGAAGTTGGCATCACTGCCAACTAAACATTTGCTGTTTGGGTCCATATAGACGGTAGATGGATCTTCGATTGGTCTAATAACCATCTTCTGTTCCATACTATCATCATTAACATATTCGTTCATTACACGGGCATAACCAAGACCAGTTCCAACTGCATACCAAGCGGCTTCGCTATATGCCAAACTTGCATTACTATCTTGTTCGATAGTTCTAATGCTATCACCAAGTTGTTCTGCGAATTGTGGGTCTGTTTGTTGGGATGCAGAATCAATCTGGATTGCTGGCATATTCTGTCTTAATTGGGAAACAATAGTTTCGTGAAACGCTGGGATCCTATTTTCAGTTAACGCTGGCATACCAGACGCTTCTCGGTTTGCCATATAATCAGAACGCAAATAATCAGATTCCAAATAGTTTAGGCAGTCTGATGACTTCTCACGAAACATATTCCAATGATTATTAGCAGATTCAAAATCATCCTTTGCACGTTGGATTGTTAATCTTTCTTTGTCAAATGAAGGATTTTCTAATTCGGTCGTTGTCTTAATTTTTGTTGGCATAAAGGTTATTTATTCTTAAATTGGTTTACATACCGTGGATCTATACGCGCTGGATTTGCGTTCGGTGGTAATTGTGTTTTTGCAAGTTCGCGTGTCATTACAGCGTATCGTAATGCGTCGCATAGGTGGTCGTTAAACTTAACAATCTTGCCTTTCTCGTCTCTGTGATATGATTCAAGTTCTAATATTGTTTTCTGGCAGGATGCGAACACCTTTAGCTGGCCTAACTTTAATGCACTCCAAACTGCATAGATGCCAGCTTCAACTGATTTGTTTGCATTTGTTACATTTAATCCAAGAGTGCGGTATTGATTAATAAGGCTTTCTCCACCATCTTGCCCACGACCATTACTTGCAGAATCGATCGCTCCTGGTATCCATAACCCTCTTGTTCTAATTACTTCTGCGTGGCCAACTGGGTCTGTTTCGGACATTTTATGTTCGCTATAAACATACATCACACCATCATCAGGATTAATTGCAAGCCACACGCAAGCTGTCCAATTGTATCCAACGTCAAGTCCAAATAGCTTTTTGTAATGCGGTGGAATAGTAACATCATTTATTACCCAATCAGTTCTTGGTATTGGATATATCGCACCACTACCTAATGATGGTATACCTTTTAATCTTGCTTCACGAACGTGTGGATGGTAGTTCTCGAACATTTCCTCTTTCTTTTCTTTGGAGATATGAGGAACATCATCAACTGTTTGGATTACCAAATACTTACTTGAATTCTTTCCACCAACATATATTGGTCCAGACGTTCCTGGCCATCCTTCTGGGAACCAATTAGCAAGCAATCTTGACCATCCCTGTAATGGAGTAAAGGTAAGGATAAGCATTAAATCATCATTACTTGTCGTTCGTGCGAAACATTCCGATAGGATTTCCAATGGTGGTTCTTCGTCAAGAAATATATTACGTGGTAAGCCTTGAAAAGACTTTCTGCCAGCTTCGTATGACTTAAATGTCATTGTAGACATACCATCAAATTCGCCATTTTCATTAAAATGCTGAACACGAACCGTTTGAACAAAAGTATCTGCCTTGTCTGTTTCTGTCATTGAATCTAAATCAAGACACATATGCGGAATCAATCCGGTTCCTCGTTCGCCAACAGGACCAATGAACCTGTCTTGCATAATCTCTTTAACATCACGATTTGTTTCACCAGCGATCCACCAGTTGTTTGGACCTTTTACTTTCTTTCCGTTCCAATCCTTTGGATAAATGCCAGTTACGTGGCAAGCAACTTCGTAGCTTGCAGTAGATGTTTTGGATGTCTGGTTTCCACCACATAACATTCTGTATTTGTATTTCTTACCAGCTTCCCAAAACTCTAATGATTTAGGATAAAGCTTTCGTGCATAATATTTGAATCCATTAATGACCTTCGTGTCATCTGGATACCAATTCTTTAATGTGAACTGTTTCTCACGCCTTGCAATTTCTGCATTTATAGTAAACAAATCCATTAGGTTGTCTCTTCAACAGAATCAACAGAAGGAATGCCATATTGTTTAATATACGCAACAACAGCTTCTTTCTGTTTTGCCAATAGCTCTTCATCTGTTAGTTCGGATATTTCCGAATCAGTGTCTTCTGGCATATTGCGTGCCTGTTCGACAATTTTGTTTGCTACTTGCATTAATATTTTTGGGTAGTTGCCAAACTGATCTTCACCATCAATATATTTTTGTCGTTCCATAAAAAGCATATCGGCGATTGCTTCTTGAAAGGAGCAGCCTAATGTTTCCTGGATGGTTTCGATAATCGAAGAGATTGTGACATATCTGCCACGTTTGTTTTTACTACCTTTTGGACGGCCTTTTCCTGGAACATATCTTCCGGAACGAACGGGGCCGTGGATAATTGGTCTGTCATTGGGAATAACAGAAATGTTTTCATCGTCTATCATAATGCGCCTCTAATGAGTAAATGCCAAGTATTATATGGAACTTGTGAACCAAATACCTTTTTGTTAAGGTTTATGGGTCTTATTAGGACCTCTATACCTATTTATTATAATTGCAGATAGAACTGGATTTCGTGTGGGAGTGCTTTAATCTCTTGAACTTCATATTGGTGATCACGTTTCCATCTTGACAGTTGTGGATAGATTGCATTCGTTAAGTTAGCCATTTGTTCTCTTTCTAATCGAAGTGCGTTCTGTATACGTGATGTCCAGAAGAACATTCCTTCTCCATTTGATAGAACTTCAACGTGATGAAGATAGAATACACCCTTGTCAGGTCTTGTTAGTCGCATAGTGAATGGCATAGTAATATTTAGACAAAAAGAACCCCACTTGTTTAAGGTGGGGTATTCATTGCCCTTTCTTTTTGTCTGGGTATTGGACAAATGAATGTTGTCTTTTAGATTTGTCCAGTTGATACTTTCTCCAGTTCAAGAAAATTCTTGACAAATAATATATCATATAGGAGAAATTTATGTCCGCAGTAGCACTTCACACAACAGATGACTTACTGGAAGAGTGTTTAAACCAGAATACAACAAACCAAGCACCAACTTTACCAACATTAACTCGCAGGGTAAAGGTATTAGTTAAGCCAGATATGGCAAAACAATGGTTGGGTCCAAACCGAAAGGTGAACCGAAAGTGGGTTGAGCAGATTAAATCAGATTTGCAAACTGGTAAGTTTTATTACAACCCCTTCAACCAAATTGTAATTCACAAAAATGGATTGGCAATTGACGCACAGCACCGATTAATTGGCATTATTGAAACAGGCATTCCAGCTGAATTTGATATTGTTGAAGGTGTTGAATTACCACAACACATCAACATGATTGATGCGCAAAAAGAACGTTCTGGGTTTGACCGCGTAACGATTGCTGGTGGTGATAGAGCACCAACAGCAAAAGACTACAATGCTGCCCGAACGATGGAAACAGGTGATGTCAATAATCCAAAAGCGAATGACCTCGTCAAGGCACAAATTCAATGGGCAAAATACAAGGATGCAATTAATTTTGCAAGCAAAAATCTACCAACTAATGGTTTCAAGTTCTGTCGGTATGAAATTTGGGCTGCTGTTGGTCGTGCTTTTGAAAAGGTTAAAGACGAGAAAGATAAGGACGGCAATTTAGCCAAGTTAAAGAGACTTGAACAATATTGTGATGTTCTCAAAAATGGTGGTACAAATGGATATGCTTACACTCAAGCAGCCTCAAGTTGGCATTCAACCCTTATCAATGGTGAAAAGGTAATTTTGAATCGTCAAAATAATCGTAACAAAATTTTCCGCATTACCATGATGTCCATAAAAGACTTCTTGGATAATATCGATACGGAATATAATATTGATTGGATTCTTGACAATCGCTTGCCTGATTTGAAAGAGGTGTACTAACATGAGTAAGACATTAAAATTGACCGAAGCTGAATATTGGGACATTATGGATAATCGTACCAAGGAGAAACGAGTATGGCACACGTTTGGTATTCAAGATTAAGTGGAGATGAATTTACAAATCGTGAATACATCAACCATTTGGAAGAACAGTTGGAAAAGCTTGCAAGAGAATATGTGAACTTCTATTACGACGTTTGTGCAGAAAAGGTAGATCCATCCAAACTTGGGTTCATATCCGAAGAAGATTTGCTGATGGACGTGATTTGTGAAGAAATACCATTTGGAGAATTCAATGACGCTGAAAAGGTATTGGAAGACTAATGATTCGGAAATTATATTGGAACACTTGAAAAGAAAAAGGAAGGCCTATTCTGGTGAATAGGCCCTTGTAGCCTAGTGGAGTTCCTTAGTCGGACACCAGGCACCGCTCTTGTAAAGCCCACCACAAATCATTTATGCTGACCTGATAGCCGCCTGACGGCGGTGGTCAGTCGCTTTATTGCCCCATTAAAGATTACTGGTTCTACCAAAATCTTTCCGAGTTCATATTCCATTATGAATTCATCTGGTACATCCAAGAAATGGAATGTCCCTCTGCTACCTTCGACCGTTATGTTTGTATTCCTACATCCGTGAACAATCAATGTTGCCGCTAATATAAGATCTGTTGTGTTTAGATTCATATTGCGTATTTATTTATATGAATGGGTGGATTCAAATTAGGCCAGTTGAACCTGCCTTGTGAAGCATTACTGGTTTCACTTACCACCACATTAATAACGTCTTTTGGGTTGATCTACAACATTAGCATTTTTAAATGCTTCCCGTTCACCTCGATCCTTATAGATTGCACAAACGTGGTGAGTTCCATCAAATTCAACCGGAACCCAAACAGCACCGGTTTGTTGGAATGTTATTGGCTTCTTGCATTGATAGCATCTTCTTGTATTAGATGCTTTCCGATGGGTGTTCTTATTCATTCGGAAATTCTACCACTTATCGGTGTTCATCACAATGCTTTCCGATGGGTGTTTCTATAAAATTTCAAGAGGAAGAAGAACAAGAAAAGAAAAAAGGAAAAACTCTAAATTCTTCATACTGTTGGTAGGTGGCGCGACCAAGGGAGTTGAACCCTATTGCACCACCCACTCAACTTACTCTGTCTAAAAGACATCTGTTGGTGAGGAGTATGCGACCACCCGACGTTCAGGTAGGAAACGAGCACCACGTACACCTGACTCCGCAATGCGGTTAGGGTTGTATACGCTCCTTGGATGGCGCCGGCACGCGCTGCACGTGCGTGTTCACTTCTCGGTTAATTCACGTCTAACTATTTCTTGCACTTCTATTAGTTCTTCGGCACTAATCATCTTGCCAATTTTTGTCTGATGTATTTCTTGTGATGTTCGCTTCTTTGGATCGTGGACGAAGAAACAACTTCGTTCGATCACTTTACTTATCAATAATAATTCGCTTCTTGTCATATTTAGTTAGATGATTGTCTGTTATCTAATTTGGGAATGTCAACAAGAGGTTGCGACCGAATTCGGTTCAATCTTTCTTCGTGTTCTTTCTGTTCCCAAAAGAGAATGTATTCCCAAATTTTGGGGCACGCTTGCCTGATCATCATTCCTGGAATGTCTAACTCTTTCATTCTAACTTCCCACTCAAACCCGGAAAGCGTAAATGCTTCAATCGTTCTTTCAAAGAAGGTTCGTGATAAGGCAAAACAACAACGTTGATTGGTGGTTGATAGAACTCACCCTCTTGTTCCACTAATTTTTTTCGTTTATTTGGGTTCTTGCTTGCACGATGTCGATCACTTCGTTCACTTGTGCATTCACAACAAATGTTGTTGTGTGTATATCTTAACCTATGTGTGCTGTCCTTAACACAAGGATACATTTTTGTTTCGTATCGCTTGGCGCCAGCCTTTACAGCGAGAAGGTATTCAGGTGAATTGCGTTTAGTGTTGTTTGCAGGCATTTTATTTTATACTTAATTCGTTGAATGCGAACCCTTGGATGATCCCGTAATTCCGTAATTGGATTCGAAGCAATCGTGCTAATGCAGTTTTGCTGCAATCTTGTTGGTATTTTATTGCTAATCGTTTTTCTTTTATAAAGTTGCTAATATCCGTGCACGGATCATCTTTTAGTTGCATCATAATTATTATTTAGGGCATTATAATCACAAATCTTGAATAGGTCTACAAGCAGGTGAAATGCCAGGGGCTTGTCCAAGTCTATTAGAGTGTCAATCAATCGTATTATGTTTGGATACTGCTCTAACCTGTTGAGCGAATGTTCTAATGGTATTTGAACATTAACTTGTGTTGCTGGTTTAGTCTTCATAACAGCAGTTTCGATTGCATTAGGTTTCTTTAAACAAATATGCTTCTCCATTGATGGAATGTCAACCCAAACCTTTGCATCAGGGTTTGTGATATCCATTATCCAAACACCTGGCTTTCCGCACAATTTACAAGTCTTTCGGCGTTCCATTTAATTTCCTATGGGGAACACTTATGTTCCCCAGTTGCTTCGTTATATATTTACTATATATACTCCTATGAAGAAGAAAAATAAAAAGGCAACAAAGGCTGACGCCATCGACTGGTTCCTTTCCAAAACAAAAGTAAATGAGAAGACAGGTTGTTTGTTATGGACTGGTCCAATTGGCAAGAATCCAGCTCCAAGAGCCAAAATAGGTGAATGGTATCGTCAACGATACAATTTTGTATCTAACCAGGCATCACGTGCTGCGTTTGCATTATTTCGTTCAAGGGAATTTGATCCAGATTTATTGGTTCTTCACAAGAGAGAATGTCCATCAAAAACTTCTTATAAGTGTGTGAATCCAGAGCATTTATATCAGGGAACATCAAGAGATAATGGTCGAGATGCATTTGAATTTGGAAATGCAGAAAAGGGCGAAGATCATTGGCATAATGTGTTAACAAAACAACAAGTAATACAAATTCGTAAGTTGTGGAATGCAGGTGCGGGCGGTCCAATCACCATCGCAAGAATGATGGGTTGGAAAGTTCCGCATTACAGATCACCAAAATATGGTTCGATACAATCTCTTATAAGAAGTGCATTGCAGAATTGGAAGCATATTAAATATCCAATAACAAGATCAGCCCGCAAATATGTAAGGAGAAGGTAATGAAACAAATGAAACTTTGGTGCTCAACTCCATCACATTATGGGGATGTTCGTTATGAGTTTATGAACTCCGTAATGAGATTGCAGTCTTATTGCATTAGGAACAACATCCCATTCACCCATCATTTGGTTTGTGGTGAGTCCCTTATCACAAGATGCCGTAATGAACTTGTTGATGTGTTTCTGAAATCTGATTACACCCACTTTCTTTCAATTGATGATGATATAATTTTTCAAGTAGAAGATGTAATGAAGTTATTGAAGGCAGATAAGGAAGTTATTGGGGCAACATACCGCTTAAAGAAAGAGCCAGTTGAATACGTAGTGAATGCATTACCTGGCATTACATCAACAACAGAAGTAAGTGAAGTTGCAGTTATTGGGACTGGATTGCTAATGATTAAACGTAAGGTATTTGATGCCTTAAAAGAAGCATATCCGGAATACAATTATGTAAGTGATACTGGCAACAATAAAGGTCAGCCAATGTTCAGTTATTTTAATGTTGGCATTAGGGAAGGCAGGACTTTTAGTGAAGATTGGTGTATATGTGATGATTATAGGAAGATAGGTGGTAAAGTATTCATTGAACCAACAATACGGTTGGGACACGTTGGATTTAAAGTTTATAATTAAAAGGAAACAAAATGATTGGATGGATAAAGTTTTATATTGGTTGCAAAATGCTTCAATGGGGAATGATAGGAAATCGTGAACAATTGTTAGTATCTATTGAAAGAAAACAAAAAGAAATTGCAAAACACTCCTTTGTAATGCGCGAGTACCTAAAAAGGAAACAAAATGAATGAACGTTCCTATGTGAATAAAGATGATTACCAATTAGTGCAAATTACTGAAGCAATCCAATGTCTTGAAACATTAGAGATTTGGGGCAAGAGACCAGTTATTACTTCCATAAAGCAACAACTTCAAGAATTATATCCTGTGATTGAACAAGAAATTATTGATGGTAGGAAATGGATTGAAGCAGAAGTTCATAAAGTCCATCCTAATTTTAGGTATCCTAACCAATCTTCCACTATCAAAACAGATTCAGATTCAAATTCTGGTTCAGGAGAAGAAGAATGAGTATTCAAGCAACAATTGATTTTTATCAGGGTGGAATAGTGATTTTGAGTATGCAAGGAACACCAGTCCTTGATACCAAGGAAGTACTTGACTTGATAATGGCGATGCAAAACGCGAACCAATGGCTTGGCCAGCAGTCCGCCCTTCAAGCTCAGAGTGCCAATAGTATGCAGACTGCAACACAATCCACCGCTGCAACAAATCCTGCATCGTCCTCGGGACACATTCCTTATAACTATGCGATGCGTGGAGTAGGAGGAAAGCCATAATGACTAAATGTTATCCAATTGTTCAACATCTTGTTAGCGCAGATGGCAAGCCATACGTCAAAACAATCATTTGGGAAACAGAAACGCACGTGGATTACATTTTGGAATACGAGAATGAAACTCCAATAGGCTACTGTGGTCCAAAGCTAATCAAAGTCATTTTAATGACTGAGGCAGATGCAGATGAGTAATTGTCCAGGTACATCAGAATGCCCGCAATCCTCGATAAGTTGGTGGGAGTAGAGAAATGAGTTTGATGAGTTTGAAGAATATTTTAGACGCTGTGCAGGTTAAGTGTTCATCCATACCTAAAGAAGTCAAGTACTGGGATAAAGACAAGCCAGTTGGCAAGTGGCAAATCGCATATCGATTCAAAACGAATCCTGGATGGAGCTCTCTTACGTTCGATTGGCGATTCAA